GCAGATAATGCTTTTATAATCCCCATAAAAGGCCATTTCTAAAGAAGATATAACCATCATACGGCTTGAAATTTTAAGGCATTCAGGCGGTTTCACCAATACGTTTTGTCCTATAAGTGCGTTTGTCCACTTTGTATCTTCTTTCAAAAAAGATATAACCGCTATAGTCGTTGAAATTTCAGCGACTACAGCGGTTTTTAGCAGCTCTTTTTGTCCTATAAACCTTAATTTAAGTAAAACAAAAACGGTTTAGGTAGGACCCGCAGTCGCCCACATTTCTCGGCCCGTCATAAATACGGCGCGTTGGAGCGGGATACTTTTCAACCTCTAAACCGTTTCTTATTGGCTGTATTGTATGATAAATGGTCAGATAAGTCAATTAATTTACTATTACTCCCTTTGCATATTCTGCCTCTTTATATTTTTTTGTAGCCAAATAGTATGATTTTAATTCATCTGAACCGTATACGAGTAAGTACTCCTCTATACTTAAGTTTGAGTCAGATGCAAGGTATTCATTTAAAATTTGATGTTCTTCAAGCTCTATAGATTTAGTCTTTTCTGGCATAATATTTCTCCCCACCGTATGCTTACAAAGAAAAAACCTTGTAACTTCACTAGTTATAAGGTTCCTCTCTGTTTATATTGGTACCGCATCCGGGACGTGTATATATTCTTTGGGTTTCAATTACTACAGGCTCTAAATCGTGACAGTTGGAACATCGCTAAATTAAGATATGTATTTTCATACATCAATATGCAATAAAAAAGAGAGGGAACTACCCCTCTCAATCTCGACGTCTCACGTGTACACGGTAGGGCATCACACTGCCCGCTCAATTAACACTAATGGTGCGTATAGCACTTTGTTAGTAAAAGGCGACCCATAACGAATCGCCCCTCAACCGCAATCAATACGGTTCTCTCAATTAGTATTGTACCACAATTAGCTACATAACACTAATTGCTCCATCCTTATCAGCCTCTACAGTCACCTTATCATCAGTGACCAGGGCACCATCCTTGATAATGTACACCGCATCACCCTTGACTATGCCCTTATCAACTCGCGTGCCATCATCCTTGAAGTACTGCCAATCGTCGCCAACCTTTACCCATCCAGTGTGCATAACTCCGTCTGCATCGAAATAGTACGATTTGCCGTCGACCTCATGTACTCCGCTTGTATATAGACTACCGTCTGATGCAAGGCAGAACCAACGACCGTTGAGGCTTACCCACCCAGTCTGCATCTTGCAAGAAGAGTTGAAGTAATACCACTTGCCTTCTATCTGCCTCCATCCAGTGACAGCATAGCCGTCTGCGTCGAAGTAATACCACTCACCGTCTAGCTTCTGCCATTCAGCCCTATAATAAGTACCGTCTTTCTTCTTGAACCAGTAGCCTCGCCCATCTTGTATCCAACCATAAGATTGGAACTTCGGAACGACAAAGCCTCTGATAAATCTGCCATTTACAGCGATACGCCTATAGCCAGTCGAGTGATTGTTGTGGATATTAAACTCAAACACATTGATATATTTGCTGTCTGCAGACACTACAATACCTACGTGGCTAGCGCCCGTAGTGTTGTCACCTCGTCCGCTATCATTCCATGCGTATATGATCCAGTCGCCCGCAGTTGGTACGTATGCGTCGTTTTCAACCCAAATGCCCATCTTCTGCGCCTTGGCTACGATTGTACCTACGTTAGCAGAGCAAGGGTAGGCGTCACCTACCCCGCATAAATAAGCAATAGCTGAGGCACACGCAGCGCAGAAGTTAGCTGTATATGTCATCGCCCAACCATCTGGACGATGCTTGTTGAACTCGTCAATAAGGGTTTTATGAGAACCACCCTTAAAACTCATTCCGTTGTAACGTATCGCAGTGTTGACGATTGCCTCTCTAACGCCCATCTTCTAGCACCTCCGCATTTTTCAATCCTTTTTCGATTTCTGATGTATTTAGTTTATCTGTTGGCACTCCATAACTCATCGCCCTTGCACTATCACCAGTACCCTTTGTTGTAGGGTCAACGATAACTCCTATCTGTACTAGCCATGTAACGAGCATTTTGGCTGTTTCAATCATGAGCTCTTGTGGAGGTAGCCCTTGTTTAGCTGCTTCATACACTTTTATTGTCTGGTAAAACATTGCAATAAGTCCTAGTAAAAAAGTTAGTACCCATGCTTTGTTTCTAAATCTTACTCTCCAATTAATCCTCATTTTTTGCCTCCTTTTAGCAATAAAAATACCGAGCTATGCCCGGCTAATTCTTCAATTTATTCTCAAGATCATCTAGGCGATGATTTACCACCTTAATGCGTTCCTCTATTACAGGGATGCGTCTCGCAAAATCGTTATGCAGTCTAACCTCCTCAGTCAATCGGTCGATTTTAAAATCAGTCAGACAACTAGTCTTACGGATTCCGTAAAGAGACCCCGCGCCTGCTCCTGTGGCCGTCACAACAGCCACTATTATGCTTGTCCAATCTATCATTCAATAATCCTCCGCTACTAATTACCAAGCTTCTTAACACCATAAATTCTGACTGGTATCATAGATGCGCTACTTGTTGCTACGGACGTATTCCCTTGTGACTTGTATGTACCGTTTCCGAACGTGATTCTGTGTGAACTGCCACTCCCGGAACTTGCAACCGTCCTTGCGTTCGCCCAGAAATTTGTTCCACCACCACCAATCGAAGATGCACAAAATTTGATAGATTCGCCTTTTTTCAGACTTAAGCTAGAGCGAGCATTCTCTCCCACATAGTCGTTCCATTCTATGATGTATTCGTCGTAGCCCCCATCAATCGCTAGTGATTGAGCTGAAAATTCTGAATTTGGTCTTGCGTTAGACCAAAGCAGTTTTTTTGTTTCGACTGTTGCTAACATTTTTTTAATTTCTATCAATGTTTTTAAAACACTTATCATATCGCACCTCCCTATACTCTTATTGACGCGCCAAAGAAAGCAGCGAGCTCATTCTCTGCGTTACTGTTATCAATGTGCACATCGCTTGTAGAGGCATTCAACTTCTGGAGTTCAGTTTTTAAATCATTGATATTATTCTGTAGCTTTCCTGCTGCAGTTCCGTCAATTGCCCCTGCAAGGATTGACTGCCAACGGTCCGTAATTGCCTCTAGTCCGAAGTTCGTCGGAAATGCCGGAAGAACGAACCCGCATAGCTCTCTATCCGGTCTCTGATCAAGAATTACAGCACTTGTAATATCTGTTACACCTGCTCCAACATATATGTCAGCTAGAGCAAGCTCGTAGTAGTTAGGTTGCTGAACTAGATTAGGCGCTATAGGTGTTGTTGACGGCGTGCCTTCCTTCTTGTATATAAGCATGTTACGAACACTGTCGGAAAGGTCGAGCCTTACGACAATTCTGTCAATCCTCTTAAGTGATGGATGAGCTTGCGCGATGTTAATCGTCTCTTCTCTCGTATTTCGCCCAAGAGCTCCTTCGATAACGCACCCTCCAGGCATAACCTTAACTTTCATGCCCCCAACTGCCTGCACTTGCATGTCAGAACCATCCGCCCTAACGGTCGTTACACCATTAGACCAAACCGATTTAAAAACTTCCCTTATGTCACTATCCGACACAGCTCTATCGCCGTTAGGGTCTGAGTCAAAATGCGACTGTAGTGGTAATGCAATCATTTAGTTACCTCCTTAAATACTTAAAGCGACATAGTTCTGTTTGCGAGGTGTTCCCATAACAAGCTGTACCTCTACGGTGTTCTTGCGGTGCACTTCTTTAACTTCCATTATTCGAGCCGTGAACATCTGCTCTATATCGTCAAGGACTATCGTACATATGTCGCCTAGGTTGTAGTCCTGTAAGTAGTAGAATGTGTTTTGTAACACATCTACGTTTATCGTCTCTTGTTTCCAATTATTAAGCATCTCGAGTTTTGCTTGGTTTCGCAGTTGCTCCCTAATGGTTGATTCGTTGGACACCTTAAGTTCGATGCCGGATACGTTTCCTTGAATCACCTTTTTCGGATATAGGTCAAGGTCCCGAGGTCGATTGCTTTCATCGATATAAAACTCTCGAATTAAGCTCTTAGTGTTGCCTTGCTCGTCCGTAACTAGCTCCTCTTTGGAAAAACCTGTCTCCTCCATTGTCTGCCTTGCCTCTACAATCGATACTACTCCGCTATCGTCGTAGATATATTCGATTTTCGAGACATTCGCCCAGCCAACTCCGAAGATTATTTTGTTTCTTAAATCTCGTCCGTGAAGAGGGTACACCTTGTATAGGAAGTGCGGCTCTTTTATTTTGCGTTGCCACTCCTCTATCCAGTCAACAGACTCTTTGTACGTCTCAGCGACTTCGACCGATATGCTCAGCCCGTACAGCAAACAAGCGTCATACAGCGATGTCGCTGCGTCGGTTCCCCCTTTGAACGAATAGACTAGCTCCGGCATCCATTCAGCGTCGTAGTCACCCCACACTTGACCAGGTACCGAGGGCGGTATGCTGTGGTCAGTTAAATGCGAGGAGTATTGCCCTAGTGCGCTAGAATTGATGTTTGCAAAAAGTCCGAACACAACAGTCGCCCCGCGCTCGTTAACATTCTCATCTGAGTGCAACACGACTTTAGACAGCACCTTTTCAGCGAAGAATCCTGATACAGTCACCATCGCCCCTTGTGTAGTTACCTCGTATACAGTTTTCTGAATAATGCCTGTTTCCGGACGTCCTGTGTTGCGCACAAACTTCGCATGTTTGTTCCAGTCTTTTGCAGCGATATGTATGGAAAAGTCTCCGGGCTCGGTCCACTTGCGATTCCATGTCACTTCTATGAAGTCGAGATCCTCTAGGCGATTCATGAACTTGTCAAAGAACTGTATCATACGCCATCATACCTCCCTATATACTCTATACTCGTCCTTAGTGCAGATGCCCCTGCCTCTGCGTCAACCTTGACAACATTGTCGCCGTAATCGAGCACAAACTGCCTAAAGTCGTAAGGGTCGTCACCCATTCCCATCGCTAGTATCTTGTTGTTATGCACTGCATAGGAACGAGATGTATCAATTGTGATCGTGTCGCCCTTCTTGAGCTCCACATTTAGAATTGCAATCTTGTCATTAACCTTAACAGTGACATTCTTTGCATACCCTTGAGACTCAATCTCGATAATAGGCTGTGCTGAGGAAGAGCCAAGATATTCGATAACCTTTTCAGTTGCGACCTCTTCTCTTGAAAAGTTCCGCTTCGCACCACCTCTAAACGCATGAGGCCACGCCCATAGAGGTTGTCTCTTGCTAAAGCTCGTCTGATCACCTTCTACAGCAAACAAGTCAGCATGAGGTGACAAGAACTTTATAGTCATGTCCGGACGCTTATAGACGTTCTTTGTAGGAATTGACTTTCCAGTAAGTTCGCAATCCTTTGCAATTCGAGTTACTCCGTTGTAGGTGATGTATAAGTCGACTCTATAACGGTTGTTGTGGAACCCTTGAGCCTTCGCTCTAGCCTCGTGATTCTGTGCTTGTGCAGTAATAGTTATCTCTCTCGGAAGTCTGCGCCTTCCTGTGATAATTGCACCGTCTCCAACCCCTCTTGCCTCTTTTGAAACTTCTATATCCGCTGCATCTACCCCCGTAACGGAAGTAGTTCGCCAGTCGTCTGACTCGTAGTGAAATATTAGGCCGTCACTACGAACGGCCTTTAAAACTAAGTTGTGTATCATTATTGTGCTCCTGCTAGTCCTAACTTCGCAGTCTCCCACGATACTGCTCTAGACACGTCCGCCGGTGACTTCCACGGCTGATTGAAGTTGATAGTCTGATTTACTTCAACGTTTTGGCTTGAGCCAGTAGCACCGAAGATTCTTGAACGCTCACCACTAATAGCTGAGGCTATAGGATTAATCTCTGGGGCGTCTATCAAGAATGCATCCTGCACTAGCCCCATTTGCTCGCCTATAGAATTGAGTAGTTTGTCTGTGTTTCTTACAATCCCGACGTCCATACCCTCTATAAGCATCTTACCTATCCAGGTCGTGAATCTTGACGGCGAATGAATATCGAAAACGCTCTTTAATTTCGCTTTACATTTGGAACCAAGCGAACTAATCAAGCTGAACACTTTGCCAAATCCAGCCTTTATGCCGTTAACAAGACCTTGTAGGAAGTGAACACCTATGCTGTAAAGACTGCCTATCGCCCCCCTAACTCTGCCAGGAAGCGACCTTGCGCCACTACTAACCGCAGATACTGCGTGGGCGAATCCGCTGCGTATACCGCTTGCAAATCCTACTAGCCAATTGATAGCAGTAGATACTAGGGAGCCGATGCCACTAGCAATCTTACTTGGCAGTGATTTCGCAAAGTTCCACACCGCATTGATCACGTTCGCCGCACCTATTAGGAAACCTTCGATAAAGCCCCATATCCAATTAACTGCGACCGTAACTAGACTGCCCAGTCCTCTACCTATTGCATTTAGAACCGAAATCGCAAGGTTGCCAACAGCCGAGAGAATTATCGGTATGCACTTTACAATTCCGCTTACAACAGCAATTGCGATTTGAGGCAGTGCGGTAACAATAGCGAGAGCTAGTTTTCCCATACCGACTATAAAAGTCTTGAGGAAGCCCAGGGCAATGCCTTCGCCACCCTTTGCGCCAGCCTGTTCACCGCCTTGCTTTGCGCCTTCACCCGAACGGGTAAATAACTCGATGAGCACTTTAGGGATAGCGGTTATGACCGCCTGTAGTGCCTTTGGTAATCCTGTTGCGATAGCTTGCGCTAGTTGGCCGACTTTTTGGAATAGATACGTTCCGAGATTGTTCGCGAGTTGACCGAGTGTCGATAGAGCGGATGGCAACGCTTTCCATATAGCCTTTGCCACTGTTGGCAAGACATCGAATAGAACCGTCTTAATCCCTTCCACAGCGACTTTAAAGCCTGCGCCTATACCATTCATCAATTCTGGTATTTTCGCCTTAAAGGCAGCTATTTTCGAATGAATCAGAGCTATAGCTTTATCAACTCCGCCTATCTTGTTTACCCATACACCGAGCGCTGTTATCGCTGCCCCAACAGCGACTACTATTCCCGCTGGTGTAGCCATGAACGCAGCAATTGACTTACCCGCCGAACCAAGCACACTTGAGAGCTTGCCGACTGCCGACTGCATCCCTATAGGGATGTTGAGTAGTTTAGTTCCCAATCCTGGTATAATCTTATCTACCCCAACACCGAGATTCAGCCACAATGAATTGTGGAACGCGCTGAAGAACTTCATTGCGCTACCCATTGAACTCCTTATAGCTTCGTTGAATACAGCCCACTTCTGCGCCGCATAAAACGTCACCATCGCCGCAGTAAGTGTTGTTACTGCGGTCGTTACCGCCCCAATTATTTTCGGGTATTTATTTAATTTTGATGCGACCGCACCTAGGTGAGGTACGATACGCGTTAGCAGATTATACAGTGGTTTAAACGCATTACCTGCCAAAATTTCGAGGTTGCCCTTTAGTGCATCAACTTGAGCAGCAAAGGTCTTGCTTCCCTCTTTCATACCATTAAAAAACTGACCACCTTTAGATGTTGCGTGCTCAATTGCTGCTTGTACATCCTGGAAACTGATTTTTCCTTGCGCCATTTGGTCTTTTAACTCTTGATATGTGCCTCGACCCATTTTGGATAGTTCCTTTAACGGGTTAAATCCCGCATTGATGAACTGTAATAGATCTTGCCCCATCAACTTCCCTTGTGACGAAACCTGCCCGAACACAAGTCCTAGTTGCTGGAACTTCTCCTTATTCCCGAGAGAAATGTCACCTAACCGTCTTAAGTGACCACTAACACTATTAGAGTTAACACCGAACGCAAGTAGCTGTTGCGATGCAGCTGCTAAATCAGTTGTCCTAAAGGGCGTTTTCATAGCCAGCTTTCGCAGTTCTGCCACGTGTTTATTTGCTTTCGTGGCACTGCCTAGCAACACCTTGAACTTGCTCTGAAAGTCTTGCATCTGCGAATTGTAGGCAATTCCCATCTTCGCCAGTCCGACAGCATGCTTTGCTACAACGAACCCCATACCAGCGGTAAACAGTTTCTTAACGGTAGACATGCCAGCGCTAACACCTTCGCTTTCTACTTTGGTGTCAAATACAAGTGTACCGTCTGCCATTATTTGAATACCTCATCAAATTTCTTTCCTGCTACCTCTTGCTCCTCAGTCAATTGTCTAGGTAGTGCGAATTTGTCACGTAGTTTCTTTGCCTCTGGATCATCTCCGTCGTACGCCCTTATCTCTACAACCTTGGATAGAGCGGTATTCGGAGGTAATCCGTCTAAAAGAGCCTTGAACTTGTACCAATGGAGCTCATCGGTATCTAAATCGTACAAATCCATGTTGTATGCCTGCTTAAACGCTGCATAAATTAGGTTTTCGTCGATTTTAAAATCTAAAACATTGACACCGCTCTCGTTTCGCTCAACTTCTTTGCCACAGTGATAGAATTCGACAATCTTCTCTATTGCGCTTTGGGAGAAATAACGCATAAATGACGGATTTTTACCTATAAACAGCACAGATAAGTCCTCTAGCTCTGGTAATGCGAGCCAAAATCGGAAATCTGTACGTATAGGGTACTCAACATCGTCAATTATCAGCGATTTAGGTAGCCTTCTAAAAGGTAACTGCATTATTTTAGTTCTGATAGGTTCGCAACATTGCGCAAGAGCTCATTTGCCGCTGTAAATGCTGGCCTATCCATCTCTGCAGCCTCTTTTCTCATCATGTACTCCGTTAACGGAGCCATGTATACATCATCAATCTCCTTTACAGCAATAGCAGACTCTACAACGGAAATCTGTTCCGAATCTGCCGTGCCGAACACATCCTTGATGCCTTCTCGTCCGATTGTTGCCTCTAGCACCTTCATTGCGCTGTTGTGAACTTTTACATCGCCTTCTCCGAATGTTGCGTTGAAGTCATCGAACAGCTTTGCAATCTTCGGAGTTCTCTTAGGTAGTTCGAACTCCTTATCATTTAGAATAATTTCCATTGTTATATCTCCTTTGTGTAAATAAAAAAGAGGGACTGTTACATCCCTCCTAAAAAGTGTATTAATTTAGTGATAACCTATGCGCCAGCTGCTTTGAATTTAGGCTTTCCGCCCTCTTCTGTAACTGTTCCCTTAATGACCGTACCTCTGAGCTGTAGGTCGAACTCAATCTTGCCATCTACTGCATCCAGAGTCTTTACAACTACAGTTGCTGGTACGTTCCAAGCTTTCCAGATGCCTGTCTTTGCAGCATCCTCATCGAACTTGTACACGAGCAGAAGGTCTACAACTGCCTCGCCTCCTGTCTTGAGGTTGTAAGCCAAGTCCCATATAAGGGCAAAATCTGGCTCCTCTCTGTACATCGTGAGAGGAAGTCCGCTAATCTCTGGCTTGTACTTGTCAAGCTCGATTGTTGGATTCTCATCAGCAATGTAGTCGTACTCCTGTGTACTTGCACCGAACTCTAACTTGAGCTCAGTTGCCTTCTTAATTCTTGTGTAGTCTGTCGCGCCTTTTCCTTTTAAGAATAGTGCGACTTCGTACTTTTTAACCTTGCCTTCACCTTTCATTAATTAATTCCTTTCTTGTGATAAGTGATACCGATTGAGATCTGATAAACTGCGTCGTCGTTTTCGATATCAATCATATAATAACCGTTTGCGATAAAAACACTCTCGATACCCTCTACATCTGGTAGGTTGCCAATACGGTCTTGTTCCTCTACCCAGTCCTCAATCATGGCCAAAAAAGCTTGTGAGTTAATTCGTTCAGTCTCAAGTTGCGCATTTCTTCGGGTAAGGAAGTAATAATATTCGCTCACAACCTTGGAGCCATCAACAAATTCTGTGACATCCCTCTGCGCTTGTTTGTATATGCCGATGCTCTCTACTTGTGCCTCGAGTCTATCGGTGTCAACATCCTCTACTACCACAAGATCACACCTTTTTAACCAAGTCTTAATTTTTTCGCTGTTCGTCACCATTTGCTACCTCTCCTTTGCACCCGCAACTGCCGCCGCAACCTTTAGAATCTTACTATGGCCGCCTTCCTTCTTCATGCGCTCGAACCAGTAATTGCCTCTTTTAGGTGCGCCTTTAAACTTTGCTGGTCGGTAATACCAGCGTCTAGCATAAGGTGTCCGATATGTTACTTGCCCTGAGCCAATTCTAGTGTGTATAGTCCCAGATCGTACCAAATCGCCTTTGTCGTGTGGAACATACGGCTCGCAAAGTCTTAAAACTTCTTGGTCAACAGCTTTCTGCACACGTCCATTTGGTTCTAACCCTCTTTTACGAAGTATCGCCCCTATTGGCTGCATTACAACTCTTGCATCTTTAATCTGAACACCCATTATGACGTCACCTTCCAATGCATGAGCCTGTCTCTGTTGGTGTTATCCGCGAGAGTCTTTGCTGTGATTGCATCGGGATAATCACGCTTTAGGTTCTTTGGCGGATATGCCTCAGACAGCTCAATTTTGACTTCTCCAAGGACAATCATATCAAGGCTGTATTCTGTATCAATCGTCCAATAACTCGCCTTATCGGCTAATCTCGCCCAGTCTATGGCTACCTTGTAACCATCACGCATAGGTATTGTAATTGACACCTCGTTAGTCTTTATAACCTTACCGCCACTATCCACGGTGCGGACAATCTTACGGCGCCATTGACACCCTTTTAGAACTGTTCGCAGCCACTTATCGTGTCCGTTTTCCTTATAATGATTAAAAATCGTTATTGTGTCAGTAAAATTCATTACATAAACCCCATTAATCCTGTTCCGGATAACATCGACCGAACAGTGCCCTCTATACTTTCATTCCATGATTGCTCACTGTCGTAATGTTCTGAGTAACCGTCATTGCTAACAATCCTGATACCCGAGCTACTTGGTTTTGCGTGCAATTCATGGATAACGTGAATTATAGTTGCCTTGACCTGGCTATGACGGAAATCAGACGGATCAACTACATTGTCAATCCGTCTCGTAGTCATTCCTCGGAGCAGCGATTCCGCTTGCAGGCGCATTCTGTTGAATTCAGCCTCGTCGGTGATGTCGTTGTAATACTCCTGGTAATCGTTAAGCTGCACACTTATCATAACTACTTCTTTCCGCTCTTCTTAGGCTCATCCTCTGAAAAATCTGCCGGTTCTGTATCCGAGGATTCCTCGGTAACTTCTTCAACATCTGCCGGTTCTGCGTTTTTTAAATCTTCATCATCTGCCGACTCAGCAGTCGTCAGAACCTCATCGTCGAAGATTTCAAGTCCTACGATTCTACCCATGATACACCTCCTTACGCTTTGTGCATTCCTGCGATACCGTTCAGCTTGTTCTCGTAAGCGTCAGCTATACCGACTTCTCGGAACGGGAAAATCCAACCGTCAGCATCATGATTATCCTCTGGAGGTACAGCCTTGTTGACTCTGCGCTTCTGGAACTGGATAACTGCAGAAGGCTCAACGATTAGGAAGTCAAGCGCCTTACCTGTAGATGCCTTCTCAAATCCGCCCTTCTCTTCTCCGCCTGTCTTGCCGTCTTTCTGCTTAATCGCAGTATAGAATCTGCCTGCTGGTACCTTCTGAACTTTCGCGAACTGACCGATGATTTCCTTCGACTTAGTAGTGTCAAGGTCTCTGATTAGTCCGTATACTGTTGGAGATACGAATAGGATTCTTCCGTCTTCCGGAACCTCGTTGTCGGTCATCTCATCAAACACCTTTGCAATTGCCTTGATAGCTGATGCGCCATCTGTGATAGTAGTTGCCTTAATGTTCGAGCCTGCCTTCTTGCAGTAAGTTGCAATTCTGAATGCATCGAGCTCTGGGATTACCTTCGTTCTCTCGAACTCAGATGAGAGCTTACCGAATGCCATTCCTGCTGTGTCGATGTCGTCAACTGCATCAACGAGGAACTTACGACCTCTGTCGAAGTTGCACTTAACTGTCTCGTTCTTGAATTCAACACTACCCATAGTGTATCCAGCGGAACGGTCGTAGTCGCCTAGCCCGTCCATGTCAATTTTAGGGATAATGAGTTCATCTGCATTAGCTCCCTGCTGTGCTAGTTCTGGAGCACCATCAAGGATTGCAGTGCATGAGGTTGTCTTGTACACTTCATCGAGAAGTCTTACAAATACCTTAAATTTTTCGATCTGATTTGCCATTGTTTAATCTTCCTTTCCTACTGGTTTTAGACCCATAACAGCTCTTGCAGTAGCCTCCGCTGCATCGTCTCCGCCTGTGCCACCTCCAGCGTTACCTGACGAGTCGATTCTTGCTCCGGAAGGTTTTCCGTCATCTGAACTGAACAAGAACGATGTATCGTCCGACTCCTTTAGAGCCTTAATAGCCGCATCGATGTCGTTCGTTCTGTCTTTGCTTGCCTTTAAGTCGTCAAGTTTGAGTTCAGCTCTGATACTTGCGGCTCTTCTTCCGCCAGCCTTGGTGATTGCATCGTCGAGTAGCTTGTCGAACTCCGCACCCTCTAGCTTACTCTGCATCTCTTCAAGCTCCTTCTTGTGGTCAGCCGCCTTTGTCTCCGCAGCGGTCTTAAGCTCGTCAATTTGCTTTTGTAAAGCATCCTTGTCACCTGCAGCGTCCTGCAGCGATTTAATACTCTTCGCCTGTTCGTCGAAGTCAGCCTTTACCTTGTCGTACTGTTCCGCCTTTTCTTTTAGCGGATTAACCTCCGCATGGTATGCGTTTAGTAGTTTGGTAATCTGGTCTTCGTCTGTAATGCCTAGCTGTTTGATTGAGTCTCTTGTTAATGCCATTGTGATTTATCCTTTCTTTTAACGTCCAAACAAGCCCTTATGTTCAGACCAACTTGTGTCAGACCTCACCTTTAACGCCGCAGTCCAAGGGCAACAAAAAAGCACCGCTTCATTGCGATGCTAATTAACCTATTTAGTTTTGTATTATGTTCTATGCTATTTTGATACTTTCTTTTTACGAAGCGCGTTAACAAACTCGGGGTCTAGCAAATTCAACTCGGCTTTCAAGTAAGCATTGAAACTTTCAGCAAAATACTCACTTTTACTCGCATTCGCATATCCTGATATTTTAGGAGCATATTCCGACATCCTACTTCCGATTAAATTGTTTGTCTTCGGGTCAAAAAGTGTCCATTGTGCATGGTGCCCTAGTTCGTGGGTGAACATACCCTCGACTGTATCCCCCCTTACAAGGCTGCGACCAGCGTTTTTATACACCTCTGCTAAAGATTGTTGCTCTTTTGTTAAACTGTCAAAATTTGACATAACCAAGTTCCAAGCATCTTTTGACTCATTAACGTAATTAGTAAACGTCTTTTTATTCTTCAGTATATTTTTATTAATAAAAATACCGTTTTCAACAGGGCTATACGCAAAAACAGCGTTAGTGTCTCCTTTAAACGCTTTTTTACCCAACGAAGACGTTGGCGAAATTGCTTTTATCCCGGATATTTTGTCTAACTCTATCTTGCTATAAACTTCAGTTAAAGCCTTATTGATAGCGTTAGCGTTCTCAATGTCAATGCCCGAATATAAGACCTCACCTTTGAAGGTTCGCGAAAAAAATCCGTCATTGCAAAACTGTCTTGCATATTTCTGTGCTTCGTCAAGAGTTTTCGAAGGTTCGAACAAAACTTTGTTGTTTTTTGCAGGCATTCTCGCTTTAAACTTCGTAGTTGTAAAACCATCAATCTGTTTTATGTACTCGAAATCCCTCTTGTATCCCTTCACATATATCCGTTCGAGATTCTGCTTTAGTCCAGCTTTGCCGCAAAACCTTGCGTATCGCTGTTCTTTTGCCTTAATAGCCGCTAGCCTTGTCTTGTCTCCGCCTATATACTGCCGCTTTAACTCGCGCAGTTCTCTCTCGAGTCTCCTCTGTACCTGTGATGCTTGATAGTATGTATAAGTGCGTCCATCAACCATTACAGGCTCTGGATCTTTTACGATTGGATTAGGTTCAGATACTCCCTCTAAAAACGGGTAAAACGTATGTCTGCAGTTATAACCACACAAACCTAATGGATCGTCCGGATACCCCGTAGCGTCTGACAGTTTCTCAATCTTGTATCCTAGCCTTGCTTCTTCTTCTGGATGCCGTCTACCGCTGATACTATAGACCTTACCTTGCCATGATGCGTGGTCAGCGTGCCCATCACCTTCACGGGCTCCGACGTGTGACGAAACCTCTACGAGATCGGTACCGAGTTCATTGGCATTACTCATTGATATTTCAGCCGCCATCTGTCCGAGTGTCGTCCTAACCGCTAGGGCAGCAGCTACGTCAATCCCTCTTGAGATACCAGAACCGAAGTCAACGTGCCTAATTCCGCTCTTCTCTAGGTCAGATACGACCTTTTCTATTGCTTGTCCGCTTGAAAACCCTCCCGAGGCGATGTTCATGATTGCGCTGTCCATCGCGTGGCTAAACACTCTATCTTCACGGATAGGTGCTCCGATGAACTTAAACCCTGTAGAGTGTGTGAGGTTCTTAAGCTCACGGGCGAGCCGCTTTGAAGCAGATTGATTAATCTTGCCGAGCTCCGGACTATATCTTAAGTGCCTGCCCTTCGACTTCCAGAAGGATAAATCGTCGTTAAAAGCCATTGTGCCGGCACGACTTACAATATCATCACCCTGCGCCTTTGCGTCCGCTACAAGCTGCTTTATGCTTTCTCTAACGGCTCTCTTGTGCTCAAGCGTATTTTTTGCAATCATAGCCTGATATGCTTTGTCCGCTTTAAGTTCTCGCATGACCTTGTTTCGAATCTCCATTGGCTTATATCCCATAGCCTCGAGAGCCTTTGCCTGTAGCTCTGCAGTCTCTGTCCAGCGCTTCTCCTTGCGGACTCTGCGAGCTATGTCTTGTATTATGTCCTGCTCGAGTTCCTGGAACAGTGGCACCATCTCCGCAGATAACTGCTCCTTCTGCCTATCGGATAACATATCGATTTACTCCTCTATAGGTTCAGTTGGATCTGCTTCAGCTCCACCACCGTTGTACCACTCGTTCGCATCTTCCTCGGATAGGTTGTACTTTTCCTGGAGGTAATAAGTTACGAGTTTAGGCAGCCCGAACGTTTGTGCATCCTGCCTCATTGCTTCGAGTTCGCTCTGTCTGTCGATGATAAAACTATCATCATAACCGATTCTAACTTCCGACTCGATGTCGTATTTAGTCTGATTGAATGCGTTTGAGAACCACAGCAGAGCTTTGATAATGTCCTCTATGTAGTCTGTTAAATTCTGCCTCTGCTTGTTAAGCTCTTGCATAGAGTCCTGTTTAGTTCCGATATACTCGGTAGCAGTTTTTATCTGACCGTTCTCAAAGCTATACTTCCTTGAGCCATACCCGAACTTAAGCGAAAGCAAGGAGAGAACAAGCTCGAACGACTTCGTAATGTCGTCTATTCGAATCTCTGGGTTAATCTCTTGAATTAAAGTGTCCTGCTCCGGAAGAGCTTTTCCCATCGATACAAAAATCTTTTTGTGCTGCTTATTCGGAGTAATCGCCTTGCCGTCTTTGTCGAACTGACACAGTGCCTCATTATACAGCACCATCTTGTCGGCTTTGTCCAGGTCTCCGAACAGCACGTTGAACACCAGATCAACAGTCTTTAGCTCTGGTATTGCTCCGTATAACTTCGGAAGTCCGTAACCGTGCATTCCTTTAAGGTTGTTAACTGCAGCAGTAGTCAACACTGCAAACGGTCTAACTTCGCCCAGTTCAACCTCTAGTCGCTCTCCTGTTATCTCTGCACCTACGTCGTCAAGCACAACAGTTGTTACCTTGTACTTACCGTTTTTAAGCTCGAACAGAACGATCGTTGTCCTAGTCTTGTTATCAACAACGCTCTCCGATGCGAATGCGCACTCTGTAATTACACCTTTTTCAATTCGTAAAGGGAATATACCGCTAGGCTTTACGTAGACAAGTTCAATCTGTCCGCCTCGTAGCTCCTGTGTATCGAGAACGTCAGCTCCCACGACCCTAACATATGCCGCAGCAGTTCCCTCCGCAGCGATAAGTTCTAGTTGCTCTCGTAAATTCTTTTGAAACCTCTCTTTTTCAAGCACTTCGTTAACGTAATCGCTGGTAGTTTCATCCTCGAGAATGATATCCACGACCTCGCATAGATTAGCATCGTCTTCACAAGCCTTTTTTGCGAACCCAGTACGTGCCATTTCATACTTCTCACCGTTAACCGTGTACCGTTTATGAAAATCGTCAATTAATTCAGTTCTGTACCAACTGTCGCAGGTGTCAATTAGCTCGAGAGCTTTGACGTTAACCCTATATCCTCTCTTCTTGAGGAAGTCAGTTATATGTGTTCTCAATTCGTCCTCCTTATCGGATCGGATGGAAATAATTAATAAAGTAACTCCATGAATAGAAATCGGCATCATATGTATCAACATCAGTCGAGAAATCGTCGAGCAACTTCTCATCTTTACTCTTGCTGTCGTAAACCATCTCACTGATTGAATCTGCAATCGGCTCGCAGAATTCTTTGACCCAGAGTAGGCGCCCGGTGTTGATTACAGCGTTATAGGCAAGCACCCTGTCACTAAACTCCGTCTTGCGGCATCCTGCCACGTTTACCCCTATTCGATTTGCTGTGCTATACAGAGCAAGACCATTCAGTATAAGCTGCTCTGCATTATCAACAAATGCGACCGTTATTGGTATGCCAGGACAAAGGGCTCTGACTTCGCTAACAAACTCTCCGAAAATGATATATATCTTCTCTGGATCAACTGTGCCCTTATCGTGCTTAATTCGTTTGTAATAAAGTCTTATCTGCTTGTCAAACTTTCGGGTGAATCCTGTAGCAACAAAAGGTGTATGCGACTTCGTTCCGCCTATATCTATGCCGATACATATCTGCACTAGTTTGTATGCGTTTTCTCTCTCTCCAGCTGCGTTTAACGGCATAAGCTCGTCGTAGCTGATTGCGTACTTATCCGCGTCGTCTGCAAACTGCGGATGTACAAGTCCTTCAGCACCGACCCATAATCCTTTTATAAAGCGCTTAAAAAAGACACCAACGAATTGGCGTCTGTATCGTTCCTTTATTGCCTCCGACAGTGACAGATTGTCGTCCATAGTGAAGTGTATGTATATAAGGTCTTTGTCTTCCGCCTTGTCTATCCAGTTAATCTTGAACCAGTGACGAGGTCTATCCGGGTTGCAGTTGAACCACCACTTAGACCCCTCTACCGAGCATCTAGCCGTTGCCTGGTTAACGAACGACTCAGGCATAAGTGCGACCTCATCGAAGAAGAACCCCGCCAGAGTGATACCCTGCACGAGGTCTTGTGAACGCTCATCCTTGCCGCCGAAGATGTAATAATAATTCGTTACGCCGTTGCGTCTTATTTCGAGTAAATTATCAGCTCTATGGTCTTTGAATCTATAGCCCCTAGCAAATAGCATCAACTTGAGCGGTTTCAAAACGTTACGCCTAAACGCACCGATAGTCTTACCAGCCATACCGAAGTTCTCGCCGCTAAACGTCTCCATCGACCACATGACGTAAGATAACGCCATCGATACGGTCTTCCCAGAACGGATAGCCCCATCTGCAATGATGCCGTTCTTTTCTTGCACGGGTGTCTCTGGAAGCCACCACGTAAGCACCTGTTTCTGCTTCCTGCTAAACGGTTGAAACCTAAATACTTGTGCTAGTCTTCCCATACGTCTGACACCTCTCTCTTAAGAGCATCGATAAATCCATCGTCTTGGTAAGTATCTGCGCCATCGTCTCCTTTTGCTTTAGCAGTCTGAGCCTTGATTAGATCTATGCGTGACTTCTGCTCTTCTGTCGCCATATCCCAATCACGGTGTAGCATCTCATCATACTGCTTGATTAAGCTCCGCAATTCTCCTTGAGCCCTTGCCTGAGCTTTGAGAAAGTTATTCTGCTTATCCCACGCCTGCTGCACTTCCCACTTTGCGCCGCTTACATTCCCTCTCTTAGCCTCTACTTGTTCAATTGTCTTGTCGTATTCATTCTCCACAAACGCAATTCGCTGCGCTCTGATAATGGCAGCATAAGCAATCTGTATCTGATGCCACAATAGGTCTAGCGGATTAGCCTTTTCAACAGCCTGTACGATATCAAGTGTTTCCTCCGGAAGATACTTTGAAAAGAATCCGTACTTCTCGGCGTTCTTATTGCCCGCAGGACCCGTAGCATTCTTGTTACCAAGCTGTGCAATAGCGTTTTTGTGTGCACCCTTTTTCTTTTTTTGTGTGCACCCTTTTCTATCCCAGTTATATCTCTTCTTCCACGACTTTACCGTGTTGAGACTAACACCATATTTATCGGCAATATCTTTATATTTCATGCCGTTCATATAATCTTGTTCAGCTAGTTCGTACTTTTCCTTTGCCAAGCCTCACCACCTCTCTTTTCGTCGTTTTGTAAGTATTAAAAAAGAGCCCCGAAGGACTCTCTTTGCTTTTGTATTAATTGTTTTAACCTTTAGCATCTTGATGATTATCTTTTTCGGAATTAATCTTCCACGTAGCCTTGGTTCCCTTAATAAATGTTCCGACTATCGCAGCAAGACCAGAAGCCCCTAAAAGCGCTCCTACTACTGCTCCAGCAGTTCCTGGTGCGATAAAAGCTATGGCCACACCTCCCAGAATAGTCGTCACCCCTAAAACAGTTGCACTAACAATACCCATCTTGCTATCTCGTGCGTCGGTTTCTTGGCAGAGCAAATCCATTTCGAATCGGTGAGATTGTTCTTTTTCAACAGATTGAAGCATCCTATCTGCGAAACCAGGTAATATATTCTCATACCCGCGTAAAATCCATGGTGCCGGCAAAGGTCCGTCGTGGTGTATTTCCGCTGAAAAAGTTGATAGTTCCTTCTTTAAAACCTCTGGCGGGATATCTTCAAGTTCTTCAGGGGTAATCTCTCCTGCAAATAACTTTCCCACTACAGCCGTTTCTTCATCTGTGTTAACCTCTTGTTGCGACTGCATGTTTTCTGGTTTCTCGCTCAATGCTTCTTCCAACATTCTCCCAGTCCCTTCTTATCGCATTTCTATCTCTTTCAGAACCGTTTTCGTAAGCTGCCCTTTTGTGTTTATTGACAGTTGCACCCAAATCGAGAGCTCGGGCGAATCCATTGTAATAACTCTTACTAATTTTCATTAGACTCACTCCCTTCCTTGTCAGATAAGTTTATACTAGGAATGCATTATCTTTCAACACTTCTTGCCCAACTATAGATATTCTCTATACAAAATGTGTATTTTGTCTTTAAAAATCTATAGATGAATTTTATTACACAAAAGAAAACCCGATACCAACTGGTACCGGGCAACACCTTATTAAGTTGACTTTAAATGGATTTGTTCAAGCAGTGCCACGAGGGTCTATTCTCTCCCTCTCCAGCTTTGCTTGAGTATATCATAAATCAACATAGTACCTCTAATCAAGTAAAACGACCTCTAATCTTTTGAGAATCTCTTGATGTTTCTGATACAACCTCTGATACGAATAATTCATCCTATCCGCAGTCTCTTTCCAAAGCAAACCGCCCACGTATACCGCATACACAATATCCCTCTCCAGTGGGTCGCTTAACGTATCAGCAAACAACGCAGCTTTATACACCAATTCATGCAGCTCATCTATATCTCGCTCGACTTCTGCCTGTAAGTCAACCGCCATACTCAGGCAATCGCTAGCTGAGTCGTTCACACTTGATTGTACACGCTCCTTGTATTCAATCGCTCCGCCAGTTGCTCTCGTCTCGTACAGTTCAATACGTTGCATCTTGCGCTTGATATACTTACGTAGCTTTGGAATTCGTAGTAGCTCCTCTTTAGTTATCATCGTCAATCTCCCAGTTCAGATAAACTCTAGCCTTCTTAAGGTCTTCAGTGCGATTCTTTTTGTCCGCTCTCAGCAGATACTTTAGCGCACAGCCTCTACAATGCGCTTTGAAACCATCCTCTCCCAGTACCGCCTTTATGACGTCGATAGCCTCTACATTCAGTCCGTCTAGCATGTAGTGGCTAGGACTCTTGATTACGTCCTGTTCGGATTCCACACGCTGGGCACCATCCCCGTTCTCGATTCGCTGTAGCTGTCTCTGAATCTTGTATTTCTTGATCACATCAATCTGCTCATCCGGTATGTCCCGCAAGTACTTAATTTGCGAGATCATAATCTCGGCATCTGCTACCTCCTCAATAATTGCCCTTTCGTCCAACGAATCGATGGCCTCTATAAGCTCGTTAAGCTCCTCCTTGCACTTTCCTAGCTGATGTTCTAACCCGTAGTGGTCGGCTATGTACTTCAAATCTTCGTTAATCATTCTGTGCCTCCTAACTGCTCTGCGTATCGCTGAGCCTCTCGCAGTGTGTCGAACCTAATCGACTTGTGGTCTCTTGTATATACATAATGCCCTCTAGTCGCCCACCTACAGCCGCTAGTCAGCCTGATTGCCTGGCGCTCCGTAATCACTGTTACCCCGTACGGATTCGGAACAGGAATATATTCTTTCGTGTGCCTAAAAGCCCCGTAGGACTCTGCACTTAATATCCACTTAGCCATTTTGTATCACCTCAGATTCAATATAATCGCTTATTCCTTTTTGATAAGCCTGCGAAAACAACGAACTCAAGTAATTGTCTATAAACCTAATCGTAAGTGGCCCGTTATACTCTTCTTCCGATACAGAGAGTATCCCTACTAATTCACTACCATTACGATACCCTAGAACACGTGTGTCATATTTTTTAGAATTCCTAGGGCGATAAGATGCGACTAGTACTATTTCATCTGACATTTCCGAAAATTCCTTTATCGTAATGGGTATTGTTTTGTTCATTGCTTTACCTCTCTTTTGCCATTTTGTTGTTTATTACAAAATATGTTGTTAATTTTGTTCATATAGCTAGTTTGTTCCCAACTGTTCACAGCTTGTTCTCAATAAATTTCGCTTGTATCCCAGTAATATCAAGGCTGTTCGCAAATTCGCAGTTGTTCGCAACTTTTTTTTGCTCACACTTATATGTGTATATATTTTTTAATGTTTTTTTATACAGCCTATAAGTGTGTAAATATTTTTGTGAACATTGCGAACAAGTATATATTTATTACTTATAACTATTGAAATATCAACGTTTTTATTGTTCCCAAAACAGTTTTTTATTTTGGGAACATTTTGGGAACGTTGCGAACAAGTTAATCATTGTCTTCTTTGCGCAAGAATGATTTTTTAACTGATATGCAACACGGTGATGTTGCTCCTATTCTTACTCGGCGGTCTTTTCTGCCCTTATTGGTTTCAATAACTTTAAGCCTGTCTAGGTGCGACACTAGTTTTTTGTAATTAATGCCCGCTTTCTGGCAATGCTCCCTTAATACAGGAGCTACTATGTCTACCGTTTCGCTTGTGTTCGCTACTCCATAAATCTCTGGTGCATCTTCGTCGAACTTGTTCCAGTTTTTAACTATCCAGCCTTTCAGCCACTCAACAGCCCTCAAGTCTTGCGATACGTCGTCATGCGTTGCGATATAAGGTTCTAGGTCCTCTGCATCAAAGCTCGGCGGTTCGTTCAGAATTATTGTGCTGTAGAATGCCTCTGCCACAACTACTATTGATGCTGCAAGGGCTTGTTTATCGGTGAAACCCTTTTCGCTGTACTCAGCAAATACCGATTGTTGAGCTGACTTAATCTTTTTGCGCGTCTTGGTATCTAGTGCCTCTACAAATTCTCGTCCTGCATGTCCGTAGTTTGACTTGACCGCCTCAACTATCTTCATTGGGTCGCTGAAGAGGTCGTCCTGGCACTCGATTTCGAAAACACGGTTCTTCGCACCGCCTCCACTCAGTTCACCTGTAATTGGTTGCTCACCGCTTGATATAAAGCAGTTTCGCCAATTCCTAGAGGCTTGTATGCCTAGTTGTTTATTAGATCTACTTTTCCCGGAGCCTTCGCATAGTTCGTAAATCAGCCCGTCGAAGTTGTCACTCGCTCCCGCCTTAATCTGCAACTCATCACATATAACGGGCATGCTATATAGGGTAGATGCGAGTATCTCTTGTGCGACCTTAGTCGAATTAAATGTCTTTATATATGATCCGACGTCGGGCTTTCCCCACACAGATGCGGCCAACATTAGCGATACAGTTTTACCGCCTCCAGATGCGCCCCAGAAGTGAACGAAGAATGGAAGTGCGTCCAGTGGCTCGATTAGAACTGATGCGAACGAGGCAGCTAGAGCGACTTTAGGGGCTATCTTATTGGACTTTCTAACAGTCTTAACAATCTCCTTCCAACCCTCTATAGTGCCATTCGCTTTCGTTACGCATTGCTCTAATTCTGGGTAATTATCATCCGCATCGAACTCAATGCCGTCTACATACGGTGAAAAGTCTTTGCCAATCCAACCGAACCGATTAATGCTCTTGATTTCTACAATTTGGTCGTAATTGGTATCCTCAAAATCCTGTAGATAATTGACTAACAGTGCTGCGTTGGTGCTCGATACCGATACACCTTTATTCGCTAGGGCAACAATGCTCTGCGATGATGTGATTCTTGACTTTGGAACGATAAACGATTGTAGTCGTTCTAGTTCTGAATCTCTCGAGTAGGTTATTTCGAGCTTTATTTCGCCTGTAAGGCAGTCAATAAACCGTTTTGATATATATATAGGGTGACTGCATGCAAGCTCCATAGTGGTCTTCTGTATCTCTCCTGTGCTAGTGAGCACCCATCTAGTTGGCATGTTGAATCCAGCAATTGAGCCTACACTTGATACTGCCTCACCTCGTAAGTAGTCCGATACAATCGCATTAAAGGCTTTTGCTCCAAGTCCTAGCTCTTTCGCCTCTCTCTTAAGCTGTACTAGTAGCACTTCCCTCTCGCTAACAGTCCTATCGCGTAGTCCAAGCTCGTCAAATACGGTTCCGTCCGCAAAGTCTGACAGCGAGAAGGTCGTCGTTATTTCATTGTTATTCATATCGTGCCTCCTTGTGCTGTCCTCTGTTACGAGCGAGTTCGTCCTCATATGCGACAATGTCGTCGAGGATTTCCTCTAGTCTGCTAGCCTCTTCATAATCGCCGTTTTTAAAAGCGATACGATGCTTTTCGGTTAGTTCTAATACTTTTGCCCTACGAGCCCGTTTTAGTTCCTCTCGAGCTAATTTCTGGCGCTGTGCGGTGGCTATAGCCTTATTGTTCTTTAGTGCGTTTAGTTTTGTATCAACTCCGAGTCCTAAATCTCTGTTGATTCGCTCTATAGCCTCCATAAAGCTGTCACCGTAGAGATTTTGAACAAAGTCAAACATATCACCACTCGCACCGCATGCCCAACACTTGTATCGCTCGTTTTTTATTGTGAGCGATGGATGTTTATCGGAATGAAACGGACAGAGCGCCTTACCCATGCGGTCGAAATGTGTATCGTAATGCTCCATGACTGACTGTAGGTCTATTCGGTTTTTTATTAGCTCAGCTAGGTTCTGCCTACTCATCTTGTTCCTCCAATAGTTCTAAAATCCTCTGCCCTGTGCTCCTCTTGTGGCAAAACTCTACTCGTAATGGGTACTTGTGGCACCATGACACGAGAACTCTATACACTTGCTCTCCTCTAACTACTCCTCTAGGTGCTGTCCAGAGCATTAAGTCTTCTATCGTCTCGACTCTGATTGTCTTCTCTCCGTCCTTATAGCTGTTCTGTTCGACGAGTAGGATTAACTCGCTACCCGTCGCCTTAACTCGCTCTAGCTCTCGCTTGAACCTCTTATGATCGCGTGTGCAGTTCATGGCTAGTTCCGCTATATTCTGCTTTCTGTCTACAACTCGATTCGGTCTTGCGTAGTCCATGTAATCGCCAAAGTAGAGCTTTGTAACATCGTACTTGACGTTGTTCTTCGCGAAGTGGTTTAGTATGCCATTGATTGCCTTCGGTTTTTCGCGGCTGTCGATTAGTAGATACATCTAGCGCACCTCCTCTAGTAGCCCTGGGTTTTCGTAAATATTGCCAAGTATTTTGAAGCCTTGGTCAAATCGGCTCATAAATACTATGTTTCCTCCATAGTTCTCATCTGTGCATTCAAATACAAAAGCTTGATTTTTGTCGTAATATTTTGCAACTCCTATCCATCTTGAAAAGCTTACCGCTCTTACGATGTCACCCTCGTATATTTCTTTTCCGTTAAAATTTTTCAACCCTGTATACTGGCATAAAATAAATCGTTCGCCCTCTTTATCTGTTTTCCAGCACCCTGTGTGCTTGTCGTAGAATCTTGGTAAATCATCAGCGATTGAATAATTCGTCCATCTCTTAAGGTCTTTATCCCACGCTCTGAATTTTATTTCTCTCATGTTATTCTCCTTTGTATGGCGCGGGTAACGGCATCCACGCGGTCACGCCGTCGATCTCGCCATCTGTGTCAGAAAGGTATACATAATCATCTTCATCAAAGGAGTCTACCCACACGCTTTTTCCATCGGTTACTAGCACCTCTTCTCCGTATTCCGGTAGATTCTCGACCATGTACGACCAATCAAAATTGGCATATTCTTTTTCTTCCTCTGGCGTTAAATTTCTAAAAACGAGTTCGTTCCACTCTGGGATTATGTTATATGCTTCCATTGCTTCTCACCTCTTTGCTACATTTTAATGCAAACGTTCTGCCATTTTTTATAAGCGTCAAGATAGCACTCATTCTTATCTCCGTTATATGTAATCTCGTAGTACATACCATCTGGCACGTTGGTGCTGAGTAATGTTTTCGAATTCTGTAATGCTTTGCAGAACCATACGATAAATACATCTTCTGTTGTGATTTTGCCGTTCTTGTCGGTTGATTCCACTCTGTCGTTGTAATAATTTCTTACAAGTTCTTTACACTTCTTTATAAATTTTCTTTCGTCCATTGTTTTTACTCCTTAATAGTTCATGTATATAACTTCTGTCCGCTTTCTCGAACATTCGGCCGTGGTTGACTTGTGGTCTTTTCTCCAACCTATCAACTCTGTGTTATACAGCTCATTTTCGTACGCTGAAATCATGATTTTACAATCACTTTCTTTCACAATTTGCAACAATTTAATATGCTGCTCGTCTGTCATTTCGTGATTATAAGGATACTTCTTCCTTG